AGAGAATCTCAATTAGAAGAAGAATCAGATTCCTCTAAATTGGTCAATGATATTATTAGTTCTTTAAAGATTAATAATAGAGACATCAGTGGTACAGACTCTACTTTAAATGACTTAAAAGATTTAGTAATGGATATGGTTTCTAGAGAGAATCCAATTCCTTACAATGATTTAATACAACATTTAAAAATCATCTGTGGGCAAGATACTACACTTTTTGAAAGTATTCAGGATAATATTGCGTTTGAGTTGACACCTCAAGAAGTACAGCGTTCTGTATTATCTTATCGTTTTGAATTGAGTAAATATCTAAAAAATAAAAAAGCACAAGATATTTTAGAGAAATTGACTTACGATTTAAAATTCAATCGCGATAAAGTAGAAGACTTAGATGGTTATATGTCTACTAAGTTAACAGATGCTATTGATTTAGTAAATTACGCTGGTGAAGAAATCCCAGGTGTAGTGGTTGAACTAGATTTAAATAACATCGAACAAGTCGCAGAGCAATACGAATTAATTAAGAAGGAATCAGACGGTTCACGTACTATTCGTATGCCATGGCAAGCAATGAATAGAATGACACGTGGAGGTTTACGTTTAGGTCAATTAACTATAGTAGGTGGTTTAGCACACAATAACAAAACAGGTGTGTGTTTGTCTATGTTTATTTCAGCGTGTATGTTTAATAATCCTAAGGATTTATTAACTAATCCAAAAAAGAAACCAATGAATGTATTGATTTCTTTTGAAGATGACATGCAAATTGTATTATCTAATATCTACACTTTATTAAAAGGTAACTTTGATAATGTAGTCGTAACAGATGACGATAAGAAAAACTTAGATAAAAATGAAGCAGCAATCTACGTAAGAGACAAACTACAGTCTACAGGATATAATGTAAAACTGATTCGTATTAACCCATCTGAATGGTCTTATATTGAAATTCAGAATAAGATTCTAGAACTAGAATCTAAAGGATACGAAATCCATATGTGTTTGATTGACTATTTGAACCTAGCCAATAAAAATGGTTTACCTAATATTCGTGGCGACTCTGACGTACAAGAACTCTTTAGACGTACTAAAAACTTTATGTGTGCAGGACACAATATTGCTTTATTGACACCTCACCAGTTATCAGGTGATGCGCTGGATTTAAAACGTCAAGGTAATAAGATGTTAGCACAACAAGTATCAGATGGTTCGTATTATGCTGACTGTCGTGGTTTATATCGTGAACCAGAACTTGAGATTGCAGTAGATATTGTAAAAGACAATGGTACTAAATATCAAGTATTCGCACGTGGTAAACACCGTGGTCAAAATGATACTCCAGAAGAACATAAAGTATTCATCTTACCATTTGCACCAGTAGGTGGTTTAAGATACGACATCAATGGAAGTGATACTTCACTGTCTCGTTTCGGTGCAACACGTAATGAGAATGGTGAAGAAGAACTAGCATTCTACGATGTAGGTTAAAAAATAAAAAGATAGCATTATACTACTCTCTACTCCAAAATAGGAGTAGAGAGTAGTATTGCTTATGTTAAACACCATTTAACAAGATGTCACCACCTGTTACCACTTCGATCAATTCGATGTTGGTATCCAAGTCGTAGGTCTTATACGTATCAGATGTAGATGATGGTTTAGATTCAGAATCCACAGATTTGTAGCATACGTATACATCTAATACGAGTTTACGTACTACATGTGTATCCATCATTGTATTACCAAAGTTACCATCATCGGTAAATTCGGTACTTAACAGACACAAAGAGAATGCTTCAATAGCTTCTGAATCAGATACTTTTTCAATGAATTTAGATGTTAAGTCTACACCCCAGCGATAATCGCGGAATGTACCAATCTTAAATTCTTTCTTATTGAAATAATCAATCAGAATACGACGTACTAAACCAGTACGGTCTTGTTCTTCCAGATTAGTAATACCTGTTACAGATTTAGTTTGAGAAGATTGAGCAATCCGTTTGATGCGGTGTTTGTTAATTATGTTAGGGTTCTTAATCATCTTATTGATGATTTTGATATTCTTATCGTGTGGTAGTACCTCACTGTACTTTTCCAATTTAGCAATGAAGTTTGCTACAAAGAATACAATACCAACTAAGATTAAACAACCTAATGCAAAGAATGCAAATTTTTCCATTTTTGATTTCCTTTAAATAAGTTAATAATAAATAGATGTACTATCTAATAGATTTGTACACTTTAATAGTATAGATTTAAATTATCTTAGATTAAGGTATAAAGGACAATGGAAAGATATGAATAACCTTATAGTAAAAAGGAATAACAAAATGTTTGAAGTATTTAAATCACCGACTATTAAAGAAGACGTAGCTAAAAATCAAATCATTGTAGAAGGGATTAACTTAAAATTAGTATATCGTGATTTTGAGAAATATATTGGCTCTAAGATGCTTTATAATATCTTAGATAAGTCAAGTAGATGGGAGATGAAGTTTCAGAAATTCTATTTGCCTGACATGTATCATGTGGTATTAGAATTACTAAATAATGATAAATTTAAACGTAGAATCGTATCTCGTTCAAAACTACAAAAACTAAAAGAATTGTTTGAAACTATTCCTTTGGTACAAAATATTAAGTTAATTCAAAACACCAAAGATGAAGATATTCCTGTTGTAAATAAATCTATTTTAAAAAATATATTTGTACCAGGATTTAAGTTATTTGAACACCAAGATAAGTTTATTGATAACTGTTTATTTAAGTCTAAGTTAATGGACTTAAGAGGTTATCTATTAGACGCAGGCCCTGGTTTAGGTAAGACCATTAACTCAATTGCTCTAATGGAACTATTAGGTGCAGATAAGATTATTGTCGTATGTCCTAAAAAAGCAGTTATCGACGTATGGGAAGAAACCATTAATCGTATTTATAGTAAACCACAGACTTATAATCTTTCTATTGATTCTGTTAAGGGTGGTAAAGTTAAATTAGCTAATTTTTCTCTAGATAGTAAATTCATGGTTTGTCACTTTGAAGCATTAGATAAACTAGTAGCTAGTTTAAGGAATATACCTAGCGGTAGATACGGTATCGTGCTCGATGAATGTTTACATCCAGATACTGAAGTACTTACACCTACTGGTTTTAAACCAATTAAAGATATTACGACAGAGGATACAGTATTACAGTACAATCCAGATGGAAGTAATTCATGGGTAAACCCCAGTAGAGTTGTTAAGAAACCTACATTAGAATCACACCACTATATTAACTCTAAATGGGAACAATTAGTTACTCCTAACCATAGAATGATTTTCAAGAAACAGCGTAGTATAGCTGGAATACCAATTCTTGGAGAAAAATTGTCAAAAGACTTTTATCCAGGACACGGGAATAAAGCCATTGTATCTGGATTTCTAGTAAACAATGGTAAGACAAAACTCACTCCTTTAGAAAGATTGTTAATAGCCATTCAAGCCGATGGCTCCATTAATGATATTTCGAAAGTCCGTAAATATATAAAAATTGAACTTCAATTAACTAAAGAAAGAAAAATAGATAGACTATTAGATATTTTAAAAGATATTGATGTCGAATATAAGGTATATCTGTCTAAACGCCCTAATAGAATCTGTAAAAGATTTTTAATTAAGATACCTTTTGAAATGCTGAGCTTTATTGAAGATTTTGAAAGTTTTCCTAAGAAAATTAAATATCTAAATAGTTGGGTAGATTTATCCGATAAATCATCTGAATGGTGCAGTGAGTTTATGGAAGAATTAGTAGAGTGGGATGGATATAAATCTTTTCCAGTTAATGGAGTATATAAATATACTTACTACTCTAGTATCGAATCTATTAATGCAGATATTGTTCAGTTAATTGCGGCAAATGCCGGAGTGAGGATAAAAAGAAGTCTCAGTATAGACAATAGAAAAGAAACCTTTAGCGATGTCCATCGAATTAACATGATGAAATTATCATTAGTCGATAACCAAGTTACTCAAAAGGTAATAAACAAGTACGATGAACCTGTTGATTTCTATTGTATTACTGTTCCTAGTGGAATGTTCTATGTACGATACAATAATAAAGTATCTGTTACAGGAAATTGCCATGGGTTGAATAGCTATAAATCACAACGTTCTACATTGTTTAGAGAATTGAATAAGATAGTTAATCCTTATTTCTGTTTATGGATGTCAGGTACACCACTAAAAGCATTAGGTAGTGAAACCATGACAATGTTTGAAACCATTGATAAGTTATTTACTCCTAGTGTAGTTAAATCCTTTACCTCAGTGTTTGGTATATCTGGTGTCTATGCGGCCAGTGTAATGGCTAATCGATTGCAATTAGTGAAAGCTACTATTAAAGCACAAGGTTCAGGTGTAGAACAATTTACTTATCAATCTAAGGTAGCTCTACCAGATGCTTGGAAATATACACTTAGTACTATTCGTGAAGAAATGAAAAAGTACATTAGAGAGCGTACTGCTTTTTATAATGAATTTAGAGACGAGTATATTGAAGAGTATTTTGAAGGTATTGAAGAGTTTAAAGCTAATCTAGGAAGTAACTTTGATACTAAGATGCAGATAGCATTAGATGAATACTTAGCTAAAACTAAAGAATTACATAATGGTTATAATCCAACATCACCAGTACACAAGCAATACATTATCGATTGTAATTACTTTGAAGATAAAGTGATTATTCCTATTCTTTCTAATAAGACTAAGAAGATATTTAGAAAAGCTAAGTCTGTGTATAAATACGTAGAACTTACGATTATTGGAGAAACACTAGGTAATGTTATTGGACGTAAGAGAACTGAGTGTAATAAAGCTATTGTGGAAGCAATGGCTAAATCATTCACTGTAGTGAATGAAGAGAGTAAAGAAACTTACGAAACAAATCTAAGTGAAGTGATTCGTGATGCTGAAGCAAAAACATTAATCTTTACAGATTATGTAGATGTATTAAAACGTTGTAATGAAATCTTAACAGAAGAAGGTTTTCATCCTATTACTATTTTCGGTGAAACCACTACGACTATTGGTCTATCTAATCAAGTTAAGCAGTTTAAAGAAAACAGTAAGATTAATCCTTTGATTACGACATTTAAAACATTGTCAGAAGCAGTTCCTTTAACAGAAGCCAATACAGTAATCTTCTTAAACTTACCATTTAGGTCTGGTACTTACGACCAAGCAGTAAAACGTGCTAATCGTATTGGTCAGACTAAAGATGTACACTTATACGAAGTAACATTAGATACAGGTAATGAAGAAAATATTTCTACACGAAACTTAGATATCTTAAAATGGTCTGAAGAACAAGTAAGTATTCTAATGGGTGATAAGAAAGGTGAAGTAGAAGAAGTATCTAAATTAACTATAGACCACTTCTTACCCGATATGATTACCAGAGGTATTCCTAGTATTAAAGACTTTAAAATGTTCTAAGTAAACATAGAGTAAACCAGTAAGTGTCCTATTACTAGGACACTTACTGTATTTACAAGTTAGATATAGTTAGAATTCGTTAATACCGTACTCTTTATTTGAATGTTCGTAGATGTTAAACAAACCATCTTTAATACCATAAAGACCATCACAAATCTTAACAGTACCAAAGCCACTTTCGTTCAACTCTTTACCAGACACTTCTTTATATAATTTACCCCACCCACCATTAGTTCTAACATCACTAGATACATCACTTAAATGGATTTTTTCTAATTCAAGTGATACACCTCTATTAAGAATTAAATCGTGTTTGGTAATTTCAGAAACAATATCATGATAATGGTCTAATAATGATTCTTTATCAAATACGGCATTCAGCGCACTATAGTTATACCCACTTACTACATTTGAATTACCACCATTAGTATTAAGTAGAGTATTAGCAATCAAAGATTCTGGGATGACGACATATTGTTTATTATCATCTAGTTTAACAACATCTTTATCTGTATAAATCTTACCTAAGATAAGTTCATCTTTTACAAAATAAACAGATGCATTATCACGATAAGTATTACTTAACAGATAACATTTACCGTCATTACCTAATCTTTTAACAGTGCTGCGGTTAAAAGTCAAATAATCAGACACACAGTTATAAACAGCACCGAAGTTAACTTTACCTGATTTTAATAGTTTATTGAATATATCAACTTTTTCAAATAAAGGATTTGATTCATCTTTAAATTCATTGGTAAAATGAATAATCTTTTTAGTAAGTTCTTCAAGAGAAATAAACAGAGGACTATTTGGTTTCTCGTATAAAGCGATTTCATCGATAACCATTGATGTAAGAATAGCTACTGTGTTAGATAAGTTTTTTTCAACAATACCATCTTCAGTTACTAAACCAGTTATCAAAGTAACATAGAGTTTACGAATACCTTGTTCTTTATAGAATTTATGCAATCTCACTGAACTAACTAGATTGTCATCAGTGAATCGAGGTTCTTTTTCCTTAAATTCATTTACTAGATTTTTGCATTGAGTTACAAAATCGTTATACTGACTATCGTCTTCGTATGTAGAGTTAATACGAATAATAGCAATATTGTCGCTAGTGAATGTATCTGAACCATCTGACAACACGCCTTTTTGGAAATCTTCAATTTCTTCCATTGGTAATTGTTCATTACAAGAATAAACTAAAGACACGAAGTCTGCACTATATATTTTATTCAGCTCAGTAGGAATTGTATCTAAATCAATATAGTAGACACCGTATTCTTTATTGGTTTGTTCCATTACTTTAAGACGATATTCTAAAGCATCATCTACACTATGTTTAAAGATAGGGTAATAATCGCCAGATTTATAGTCTTTAGGAATGACTGCGAAATTACCATATTTATTTTTTCTTGTAAATGGTTTAAATGGTTTTAATACTTTGTCTGTAATAGTATAGTCCTGTGGATTAATACCATCTACATAGACAGTATAATAGTCTTCAACAAATGCAAAACATAAACTGCCTTTTTCTGCGTCCTTAATACTTTCCTCAACTAATTTAGAAAAATTAGCAGACGATGAATTACTATCGAAATAATCGTGATCGTTATTACTAATTTCAGAATATACATAGCTGAACAAATTCAATTGTGCGAAGTTGCCAGTTAAAAGATAACGACGTGGATAATCCTTAATCTCACTACGGATTTTAATAGATCTAATTTTATTATCTTCAACACTTACATCGAATACCTGGCTTAAAAATTTAATCACGTGTTCGAATAAACTGATATTGTTTTCCATTATTTAGTTCCTTATAAAAGATAAAAGAGGGACAAAGTTACTATGATAAGGATGGAAGATCTATAAATCTTCTCATTAATAATTAAAAGCACAAGTTATTTTAATAAAAAATAAAGTAAGACATACTACTCTATACAGTACCTATAGGTACTGTATAGAGTAGATTATGTTATTTATTAGGTATGTATTCGTAGAATGGTTCTAATGGGTTATCATCGTGTTTACTGTCGGTAAAT